CCCCTTTCCTCCTTTTAATTATACTGGCTTCCTCCTGTGCCAATCATATCATCTCCCAATATTAAATGCAACATCAAACTGTAAATTTTCCCTAGTATTTGTGTACCTTTGGGCTTTATAAAAAAGTATACGCTACTATGCAATATTGTATTCTATTCGCCAAAGAAAATCCGTGGAATCTTAAGATTCCACGGACCTCTTCAAAAATATTTTAATTTATCTGCGGCGTTTTCTACTTTTAGAAGGATTCTTGAAATCCTGCGGCTGATCGTAGAGCGCTCCCATCCAAACTCCGCGGCAATCTCAATCTGCGGGATTTGATCAATCAAGTAGCGTTTAGCAATGTCCGTGTCATCGTTTCCCAGGTTAGCTTCCCGAATAGCCGTCTCCATTTGAGAGCGCAAGAGTTTATCTAGCGGTGGTGGTAATTTCACTCTTGCGCTCATTGGTTCACGTCCTTTTACTTCAAATTGTGATACCTGTACAGCATCACGGCAAACTGTCTGCGGGTAACGGGCTGGTCCAGCATCATGTCGCCGTTCGTGTTGCCCAGCATAATGCCGTTCTCCTGCACCCACTGGACCGCCAGATCACTTTCAGAAGGATTGTCCACAGTTTCCTCCTTCCAGGCAATCCCCAAATAGTTCAGGACGCCCTTTGCTTCCGCTTCCGCCAGTTTCTGCCGGTATGCGGAATTTTTGAGATTTGCGGTGTCTGTTTGATTGGTGTGGAAGCCATGCTCGATCAGAACAGCCGGAGCCACGGTGCCTTTCAAGACATACAGCGACGGGTCCGCCACAATCGGTGTAGACCTGACAGTAATTCCGGCGTCTTTGACGGCCTCCAGGATATCCTTTGCCGCCTTATAGCCGCTCCCGCTGGTCTTGTAGACATATGCGCTCCATCCGGAGGCAGAGGACCAGCCTCCATCTCCAGCGGCGTTGCTGTGCAGGCTCACGAACAAATCCAGGTCTTTGATGGCGTTTGCAATCGTACACCGCTGCGCAAGGCTGACTTCCCCGCCGCCAGTCCTGGTCATGGTGACAGCAACGCTATGCCGCTCCAGGATGCTCTGAATGCGTTTCCCCATGTCCAGGGCAAACTCATGCTCATAATAGGTTCCGTCCGGGCTTTTGTTGGCGAGGTTTCCCGCATCATGGCCTGGGTCCAGGACCACCTTTTTCTTTTCCACAGTTGTCTCCCCTTTCTTGAGATAGACCAGAATCAAATCATGCACGTTCCTGCTGCTCTGGATGACCGCTCCATTGAAATAACACTGGCTAGAGCCGCCGGCATCCAGCATGACTGCGGAATCCCATCCTGCCGCTGTCAGATCGTCCCTGAGCGATTCCGGCGTCCGGGTTATACTCCCTCCGTCCCTCGTACAGTACAGGGCCAGAGAGCCGCCCTTGACGCCAATGGCAGAGCGTCCCCGTTTGCCGCCCTGCCCCTCGTCATAGATCAATTTGGAGAGTGGCTTTCCGGAAACAATCAGCGGTGTGCAAGTGATATAATTGCGCTGAGAGGCGTCTGGCAGCGTGTTCATAGAAATGTCCGGCCCATCATTCCAGGAGTAGCCGGAGACTGTGTAATCCGGTTTGCAGAGTACCTTCCCATCTGCTTTCAAGTGGCAATTAGGTACAAACGTGCTCATGTTGTAGAGCGTGCCGTTGAGGATGTAATCCGCCCCGGTCTCCCTCTGAATTTGAGAGAGAGACCGGCGAGCGGTGTTGATGCAGAGCTGGATGCGCTGGATATCTTTCAGGGGGATTGTTACCGCCAGATGGTCAGGCATTTCCACCACTCCCCAGCTGCTTGAAAACCTGATTTGCACCGGTAGCCGCCAGGCCAGACACGATGCCGACAGCCGCAGCGGTGATGTAATCCGTGGCGGGGAATTCCGGCATAATGAACATGCCCGCAACACCCAGAACGCCGCCGAACACTCCGCAGACAATGGGAATCCACTTGTTGTCAAGCCCGGATGCCTTCACGCCTTGCCCGATCAGCAGGCAAATGACGGTGATTGCCGCCACACCGGTGATGCCGAGAGAAGAAACATCCATAGATTAAACCCTCCCGTGGTCCTTGTCGTAATCCGCCATAGACTTGGGCTGATACTTGCAGGACCCGTCCTCAGCGTAGATGTACCGCAGAGCGCCCTTCACCACTTCCTGGCCGTGATACTTGGGCCGGTTGTACACCATATCCTGTTCGGGGATGTACTTGTCGATCTCCTCCTGCCACGCGACAGCGCCGGTGAAGGTGTGCATGGAGGCCCACCAGGGAGCCTTTTCAGGTGCAAGATTGCCCAGTTCGTCACCGTACACCTGCCACACCTGACCGCCAATATAGACAATATCGCACTCGTTAGGCATACCATCGGAGCCGACGGTGTTGACGGCTCCACCCTGCAGCTTTCCCTTTACGACATGCACCTTGTCCATCGTACCGGTGCCGCTGGACATCAGGCCGTAGCCTGTGGCGTCGTTGGGTCGGGGACCCACATGAGTAGCCGCGATCTCCTCAGCTGTCAGGGCATTCTTTCCAGGCTGAAAGGAAAATCCAGCACCGGCCTCTTTCAGTGCCTTGTTGGTGTCCTCCACGGGAGTCTTGCCACTGGTGTAATTGTTAATGATCTCGTTGATAGTCTTGTTCATAATATGTACTTCCTTTCTAAATTTCCGGCTGTGCCGGTTGATAACAAACTGTTGATTAGGGAACAATCAAGCTTAGAACCGCAAGCGCCGCTGCTGTCAAAATGGAGGAAAGCACCGCAACAACCACTTTGCTTTTAATATCGCTCCATTGTCTTCCAGGCTTTTGCTGTTCTGTCTCCTGCCACTCGATCAGCTTGTCCAGTTTTTTCATGATGTTGTTATACTGTTCGTTCCGGGCGGCTTCTACCTTTTCAAGCTCCCGAATGCGGTCAAACATCTCTTTATGAGTCCCTCGCGCGGATTCTCGGAGTTCCGTTATCTGCTTTTCCAGCATATCCGCTTTTTGCAGGCCCAAACAATCCCGCTGTGGGTCTATGATACATTTTTCATTACTCATGGGCAGCACCGCCTATCTGTGGTATAATCTTTTTGAGTCCAATGGTATGAAGTCAAGTGGGTGAGGAAGAAAAAAATTAAGCGAAACAGAGTAAAAAGCACTGTGTAGGTAGCAAAAAGGCAACACAAATCTAAACCCTGCCCCCTGAGTTTTTGAAACAGGGCGATTTCGTCAGAGCGGCAAGCGGTGTGCTCAGCCCTCCGGCGGGATATACAGGCGGTTGTCTTTCAGCAGCCGAAAGACCAACCGAACCAGTTTTCTGGCAGTTAAAGCGAGTGCTCGTTTGTGCTGGTACTTGTTGACCTCTTTTAATTTGAGGTTATAGTAGCGCCGAAACTCGGAGTCGCATCTTCTCACAGAGTTGGCTGCTTCCAGCAGGTAGTAACGGAGATAGCGGTTGCCGGATTTAATCATCCTGGAATGCTCCGCCTCGAAGTCACCAGACTGATTTCTGTTCCAGACAAGGCCAGCGTATTTGGCGACAGAGGCTTGGGATTCAAAGCGGTGGATATCGCCAATTTCAGCGATGATACCAGCGGAGTAGACCTTGCCAATACCGGGGATGGATGTCAGCGTGTTCGGGATGATTTCAAACTGGTGTTCAATGGCCTTGTCCAAAACCTTGACCTGCTTCTCTAAAGCCCGTATGGAAGCAATAGATACGGCCATGGCCTGGTTTACAGAGTTGTTCACGGTAACTGGCAGACGGTAAGAATCTCTGGCTGCACTGCGAATAGCCTTAGCTTTTGCTGCTGGGTCAGCGAAGTTCCTGCCCTTTTCATCAATGAAGACAGTCAGTTCATCCAGATTGGCGTTCGCCAGGTCATCCACAGTTTCAAACTGTTCCATGAGCGCAATAGTAGTGGCGCTGGTGTTCTGAATGTCTTTGTCCTGGGCCATGCCGGAGCATTTGAGGAATAAGTAGTTGGCGAACCGCTGCTTTTCACGGGTCAAATTCTGAATAACATCAAATCTGGCCCTGGTAAGGGTTTGCAGGGCTTTGTAGCGGTAATCGTCCATGTAGACCTCCCTGTTGATTCTGCCAAAACGGAGATGGTCGGCAAT